CCCCGATAGTTGCACCAGCACCTAACTTCATTGTCTCGTTTAAAATAGCTTGTTCACGTGCAGTTAACTTGGTCATAGCTAACCGATCACGAAGCGAATCAACTACTTTTTTATTGGCATCGGTGACCTTTTCCTCTGCGCGCAATCTATCAGCAGAAGATTTTGCAACAACTCTCGCCTGGTCACTACCGGCATCACTCGCGGCCTTCCTTGCAAGGTTTTCATCAAACAATGCCCCTGATAATGCGCGAACGGCTGATAATTCTTCCCACGTATTACCCGTGAGCAAAACTTTTACATCATTATAAATATGTTGCTCACGGGCAGACATCTGCAATACTGCCCGCTCAGTCTGAATAGATTCGATTAATTCAAGCAATGAAGTATTGTGTTTTGTGATTGAATGTGCAGCATCTTTGGCTTTATCTGCAACCAATTTCATGCTGTCAGCCAATAATTTTTCTGCGGCTTTTGCGTCCAGCGCAGCTTGTTCAAGATCAATGGTTTCAAAAGTTAAGTCTTGAGTTGTTCCTATGGCCGCAACTTCAGCCGCTTCAAGTTGTTTTACTACTTTGGCCCGCTCGATAGTCAAAGCTGCCATTATCTTTTCTTGCTCTTGACGCGCCAATAGAATTGTATTTCTTGCAGAATTGTTAACTCCATTGCTTGCTAATTCAGCATCATAAGCGGCAGACAACTTATTGATCTCCATTGCTGTACCGATGATATGCAAGTCAAGAGATTTTAAACCCTCAAGCGAGGAATTCATTACCGCGCCTGTGAGTGCTTCTTCTTGAGCCTTTTGCACTTTACTGAAAGCAAGTGCCAGCGCACCAAAAGCAAGGATCGTTGCGCCTATAGGACCGCCGACAAGAGCCATCGCACCGCCTAGAGCCGATGTAGCTGTGGCTAGCGCTGTTGTGGCTAGCGCCGCCGTAGTAGAAACTCCCGCCATTCTTGCAAGGGCTGATTGATAAGCAATTGATTGAATAACATTTGCCGCCATAGCAGTGCCGCTTGTAATCAATGCGCCGACAAGCCGAACACCAATCACAGCAGTGAGAACCTGAAGAACATCAATGGTTCGTTTAACCGCGGAGCCAAAGTCAACCTTTCGCTGAAAGTCAACAAGCGACGCTGAGATATTGACAAGTGAGGGGAGTAATCCGCCTACAAATGTTGTGACAAGAGCGCCGGACGCTGATTTCAGCCTATTTAGATTGTCGTTATAGATTTCAGCCTGTCTCGCTGACTCAGTAGTAACAGGGTTTAACCTCTGTCCCTCTGCAACCATCTGAGCAATGGCAGCGCTACCCTCGTTGAGCATGGGGATTAAATCTAGCCCAGATTTACCAAACAGTTTAACAGCGAGCGCGGTTTTTTCCGTCCCGTCCTTCATCTGTGCGAAACGATCAGCGACCTCGATCATCACAACATCGGCTTGTTTTAATTTGCCTGTGCTATCGAATACAGAAATTCCTAAACTGTCGAAATTATCTTTTGACGTTTTAAGTCCTCTGGTTACATCGACCATTTGGGCCGATACGGTTTTAAGCCCCTTCTCGATTCCTTCAATACTACTTCCAGAAAGTTTTGCAGCAAATGACAAACCTGCTAAAGACTCAACAGATACGCCGACTTTTTGTGACATTTTGGAAAGCCCGTCCTGAGCATCGATACTGTCTTTGGCTAGACGAAAAAGCCCGACAACACCGATGCCAACACCCAATACACCCAAGACATTTTTAAGACTGCTGGCTGCACTTTGCACACCACTCATGCTGGAATTAACACTGGAGAAAGCGGTGCGGGTCTGGTCGCTGGCCGATAATATAATATTTGCTTTAGCCACTATTCACCCCAGTTCGTATTTCAGCCCAGGCCACCAGTGCAGATATTTCCATGGCTTGTAGTGCGCTGAAAATCTCAGGGCTGTCCTTGGGCTTGATTCCACACATGATCATGCAAACTTGCACACCGGAATAATCTAACCCTGTGAATCCAGATGTACCCACTCGCCACTGTGTCTGGATCCGATTCCATAGGTTCCACGTGGAAAGATTTTCGGGCCATAAGAAAACCTCATCTTGTTGTGGGGCCTTCTCCATCACCAGCCCGAAGGAGGCCAGGCTTTCTGTGACGCTTGTATTGTCTTCCGCGTTAAGCTCGTCAAGCGCCCACAATCGAACGAGCTGCGCTAGTTTTTTTCCTTCGCTCCGTTCTCAGCAAGATAAGCAGTAAAAGCGATATTCGCCACGCCAGGAATGTCCAATAATCTCCGAGCGGCATCATCACTAAATTCTATTACTGCGCCATTGTCATCAACGACACCGGACCATCCTTCGACGACATCTTGCATGAATTCAATCACAGATTTTTCTACATCGGTTTTTATGGATGTCTTTAGAGCATCAGCACCCATCCTCCGGCATTGAAGACGAAATTCAAAACGATCTGACTTGCCGGATTCATCTGCTATAAGACCCTTCACGTTTACTGATACGGAATCCCTTACAATCAATTTGAAAGACATATTTAACCTTTTAGTTTAGAAGCTGGTTGTGATGCGGATTTCATCATTGCCTGTGGTTGGAAGCATTCGCCAATCGAATGCGACCATACGTTTCCCGCCCACATCTGCCTTGGTCGGATTGATACGTTGTCCAGATGCACAGAAGATGATTGTTTTTTCGTTCGCTATCGTACCATGTAATAACCCTAAAGATATTAAAGTGGTAGCTTCGACAGCGGTATAAGCAGTTACCTCTTGCGCGGCAGTAAGATCAAACGTTGTTTTTGCTGTGACATTTCGCTGAGTCAGTTCAACAGTTTCACCACCGAGTAAAGCTGTGAAATCAACCTGGTTACCCATGTCGATCTCAACGCCCTGCGAAGTAAATGGAGTTCCAGAATCTAATGCAGGCGCGCCAGTGGTTGCAAAGGTTGCGCCCAGCGTAATGTCGCCGGTATTCACGTCTATCACAACCTGAGGGGTTTTAAATCCGGTCAGCGTGACAGTCGGGTTACTCTGTGCCGATGGGGTTGCATACAGACCGGTGAATGTAAACGACATTACAGGACGTTGGCCAACACCCATTTTAAATACAACATTACCCCGGCACCCTGTAGCAACATGCCTCAGACCGTCATCGTGCCAGTAAATCGTGCCGCTGGTAAAAGCAGTCGATATAGGGGTGTAGTCTGCGCGGTAAGTTGCTTCCAGTGTTTCGGCAAACCCACATGCCATCAGTACCGGTCCCCAATTTGGGGCCGTAGCAACAGTGCCCTTGCCTGCAATTTCAATGTCGAACCCCAGCTGCACAAAACGCGGCCCGACAAGTTGCTCAGACCCGCCGAGATACGGACGAATTATATCGCGGTCTACATTTTGAGCGGAGAACGGGGTGATACTAAGGTTTGACACAAGCATAGCGTTAGCCGCGCCCGTAGGCGTGGGGTCAGCGCCATAATTAACTTCCTGTTTGAATAGAATTGCAGTATTTCTGATTAGGCGTAGGGAAGAAGCGGGCATGGGTTATTCCTCTGGGGTAGCGTGATCTGGGTTACGTGTCAACGCGCCGGTAACAGGATCGCGGATATAATTACCACCTGCACTGGGGTTTTCCGGTACAGGGACGGGTGTCGATTCTGGTTCAGGGTCTTTTTTGGGTATTCTCGTTGGCATGTTATCCTCACAATGTCAATGTGGCGTATGGCGTGCGGTGCTGAACTTCAAGCTTGAAACTAGCCGCCACTAATGGGGTTTCAGCGTCCTCATATTCCCATCTGATTTCAGGGTTGAGAGTGAGAGACTGTGCTTCGTACGCAGAAACGCTCAGAGCCGCAAGTCTCGCCCATACAGCTGCGAGCAAAGTATCAGCAGCCTCAGCAGGATCATTACCGGTCGTTCCTCGGCCATAACACTCAATAATGAATGTCGTGACCCAATCGTTTTTACCTAAAACGTCTTCTTGTGCGACACTGCCTTCCAGTCTGACAACAACCGCGCTATCGTGTCCGACTGCTAATGGACGTAGACGGTTTTTATAAATACGCCCGCCGGCAAGTGCAGTAGCGACCAGTAATTCTGCCTTGATGGCGTTGGCAATGTCTAAAAATGCGGTTGCCATCAAGCCCTCTCCAGCGTCAAAACTGTCATTCCGGTTCCGTCCGGCGCTGCGCCCACAACGGTATAAGTAATCCCGCCGACAACTAACGCAAGGCCGTCAGGCGTTCCAGCATCTACAGTGGTGAGCATAAAGGTGGGTTGCGTCGTGGAAAACCCTGCCCCTCCAACACCGCCCAACTCAAAAGCGTTATCGAAAATCCCTTTTACTGCAACCCCGTTCAGCGTTGCGTTCGACGCGAATTCATCAACGTCAAAAAAGTTGGTGAAGTCCTCGGTCATTGGCATAGTCGATCACTTTTTGGCGTTTTTTTTGACTTTCACCGGATCGGCAACTTTCACCTGCTCGATCACGACAGCAGGAGCAACTACGTCAACAGGCTCATCCAGCGATTGCAACAGCGATGCCAGCGCCTTAGCCGTGCCAGCGTCCAGGCCGATCTCCTGACCGGCCTTGAAGCTCAGCGCAGTGCGAGCCGCGTACACACCTGCCACCTGTTCCAGCAGGTTATGTATGCGAGGCAATGCCATTTCGTCAGTCAAGCCTACAAGCGTCCCCACTGGTATGGCTATCGGGGAAAGCACTTTATATTGGAGCATGGTCATTCCTTTATATCATGATGGCAAAAACCGCACGCTGCCAGTACCCATACCCAACATTGCGCCATGAATCTATACCGAACTGCCAAGCATCGTTGTCGAATTCGTACTCAGAGCCTTCGGCTTTGATTTTCAGTTCGACTTCTTGCTCAGTCTGACGAATCAAGCCTTTGATCGGGCTGTCAGTGCGGAATACAGCCACCGAATCAGTCCATGTCAGGCGAGGGTTCATCTGCACATCAATAACCATTCCGGGCTTGACCAATGAAGGGTTGATGTTCTGCGACATGGCAGCAGTGGCCAGCACGTTGATAGCGGCCAGGAACGGGATGTAAAGCCCGACTGGAACAACTACCAAAAATGACATCGCGTTTTCGTTCATCGGCTCGCCACGGTCGTCCTTGAATGACAGGATTTTTTCAATGCACTTACCTATGACAACCTGCGCCTGCAAGTTGGTCGGGTTAGTCACTGAATCTCGGGTGCTGTCGAATACGGATATATCGACAGTGATGTCGTTGCTTTGGCTGCCAGAATCACCTTCTACGTGATCGGTGTCAAAGTAAAATTGGCCGTCATAACAAACTGTACTTGGGCCATCCAGTATCAGGGTAGTTAGCAGGCTTGCCCAGTGGGTAACAGCACGGTCTGCAAATTCCTGAACACGGACCATGATCTGGCCAGTCTTGTCACGGCGCACGTCTTTTTTAGCAATCTCTAACGACGCCTCGTAGTGCTTGTTAGAGATTATCAGACTAGAGTCACGCAATGATTTGACTTGCCTGCCTCCAATCCATTCGCGGAATGCCGGAGACTGACCGAGGAAAGCGTAAGTTTCACTTCCCTGGTCGGAGTTAAACATATTTGAAACGCCTTCAACCCAGGCTAGACCTGGATTAGTTTCGAGGCGGGCGAAGTACATGCCTGCAATAGCGCGGCTGGAAAGTATGCTTTGGTCTGCCATGATTAAATTCCTTTATGTCTGATTAAT